ATCGGCATTTAGCTTTTCAGCTTGAGGCACGTTAAGCGTAAATTCGTTTGCTACAGCTCCCTCAAGATATTCTGCCTGCATAGCAGTCGGGCCGAATCCTAACTGGCGCTCAAGGTTATACGACCTGCGCTTGATCAAGGACGGTGTTTTTTCATTACGGATTATAGTACCAGCGAAAACCTGTATTTGCTTTCCAGTGCCGGATTCAGTTACAGGAGCGAAAGTTGTTTCGTCAAAGGAAACGGCCTTTGCTGCGATGCTTTTTACTCGCGCATATCCGCGATTATTTGCGAAGTTATTGACCGTCGCATCGCCTCCGATAAATACCCACGCTCCGACGATCAATCCTGCAATCGTCGTAAAGTCTGCGGCTGTTGCAGTAAGTGAGGGTATTCCTGACGTGACTGAAATGTTGATGTCGCTTAGCGCAAACTGCCTACCTACTGTCTGCAATCCTGATGCTGCAGGTGGCGTGGCCTCGTCTATTAGCGTCTCACTGACTACGACAGTCCCTGCCGTCGATGATACGACAGTCTTAAGACCGTTGTTTGCAGAGTTTGAAAAACCGCTAGCAAGGATCAGCTGGCCAGCTGTAAAGACAGTCAAGCCTGATGCAGCCGAGTACGTCTTTGTCGATGACAATACGCCAGTCATAGATAGTTGAGCTGCGTTTAGAGGCTTTGTGGTCGGCAGCTCGCGGGCATCTGCGAAGAAAAAACCTTGCATCAGACGGGTCAGATTATTTTGCGTAAAGTCGATATTAAACCCTCCGCTGGCATCAAGGTCTGTAATCGTTCCCTTTTTATTCTGGCGAGACGGATCAATCGGGGCCCTAGCGACCGTTGATAGCTCCCCGCCAAAATCAGAGTAAGAATTTGGCTCCAAATTATACCAGATTGGCGTTGTTGGCAGAGTCTTTAGAGATGCTTCCTCAGCAAAAGAAAGTCCTGTGATGTTAGAATCTATCTTGTTAGGCATTTAATTTTCCTATCCTCTCTCATCATATTCAAATTCAGAAATGACGTTAAACCTGTAATATAGGTCCTCCATCGGCAATTCATTAACGCGCGCATTCCTGAACCATATCCCGCTTGGAGTTGACTTTCCACGAAATGAATTTCTGGCAACTTGCGACAGCGCCCTACCAAATTCCCCAGCCTGCGCGAGCGACTTTGGGCAAAAAATCTGCACGAAGACAAGGCCGGTGGCAGTGTATCTCCTGGTCCCTTGTTCGCATACGCTATCTGACAGCGTAGTCTGCTCGACTCCTACAGTTTGCGTAGAGACTCGGCACCAAGCTTTAGAGCTATCCGGAAGTGCTTGTGACTCAACAAACTCCCATCGGACAGCAGGTACGTAGCCTACTATGTCTGATGTCTTCGTAGAGTTCCAGTCATTCCAGAAAATTGCATTTATTTCATCAACGGCCGCGCTGTATGTAGTAGTCATGACATAATCAGCGTGTAAAGTATTGGCTGTCCGCTAGGAGCCAGTATATCAATACTGTCGATTCTAAGCTCTTTGCCGTCATAAATCACAGTATCTTTAAGAGATGGCGAAAATTCTACGGCGCCCATATATCCCATAACAGCAGTTGCTGGCACCTCGGAATTCTTGAGGTAGTGGTACGTCTCACGCTGCTGTTTATCGAGCGGGAAAAAGCAGATATTGATGTAATGCTCATCTTGCAAAACCGGCTGCGTAGGCTTCCACGGCTTCCCTGCGTCAGCCGGAGATCCGTTGCGCACGATACGCCATGTTACCAGCTTGCCACTATCCTTTAGCATGCGCTGTGCAGTAGCGATCGGTCTATCATAGCGCCCCATGCTACACCCTCACCGTGCGTAGTGCTGACCCTGCAATAGCTTCAAGCAAAGGGTCAAGCCATGCCTCTACAGCAGTCATAGTCGGCATTACGCCGATTGACAATGGATCAGAGTATTTTGTAGTGAGAGGCCCGACAGTCTCCTCGGTCACGTAGTTACTAGCAGATACAGTGGGCATAAGATCAACCCCCTCATGCACAGATATCACAGCAGCGCACTGCGCTGACTTGAGCTCGCGAGGAATAACGTCAAGCGGGAACATTACCTCGTCGTACAGGTACACTCCTGTCCTTGGCCACTGCAGTAACTGGTCAGGGTATGTCATAGACCCCTTATACTCTGACGCAAAAGACTCAAGGTAATCCGACGATTTTATCAGCTGCGCAGCGACGACATCATCATCAAGCGAAAGCATAACGCCACGGTTTGATGCAAAAACCCTTACCTCATCAATTGTTACAAATGAATTCGCGCCAGAAACATTGGTTCCGTCTTCAGTGATTATTTGGATCGTCATAGATTATTCCTATTTATTTCTTTATGTTATCTCTGACACTGGCATCTCGACGAAGCTTAACATTGACTTCATCGATACGGTCCCGGAAATAGTTCCGGTATGAACAACCCTGAGAAGTATTTCAGAGTTAGGCGGGATTAACAATTTCTTTCCGCTTTTGAAGAAAGTACCTCCAATTCCTGATATTGCGCTTGCACTACCTGAGCTCTCGAGATAATAATCTAAGAATCCCATTACAAGATCATATGTGCCGGATACAATTGTTGTAGCCCCTCCAACATTAACAGATGACTCAGTTTGTCTATTTACGAAAGCCATGTTTGTGCATACGCCAGGATGAATATTAGGACCGTTATTTGTATAAGTGAAGACATTGCGGTTAGAGTCACGGTTGTACATATATAGCGTTGATGCAAGTTTACCTGTTCCAGCGCCTGAAAAGTCGTAAACAGTAGTAATGTCCTCTATTGAAGTAAAATTGTTTGGCCCTGTGCGAACCATGTAGTTTTTTATAGTTGTCTTTGTAATGCCAACATCATCAATAAATGCTGAATACAAATTACCTCTGCTAATAAGCCAATCATTTAACGGCATGGACATTGACGGAAAAGGATCGTTAGCAGATACCTCTTTGTATTTGTTATCAACACTGTCCCAAAAACTAAGTATCATGGCTATTATCTCAGGATGTTACGACAGCATCTGCTGACCATGCAGGTAGATTCTTTGCATTGGTATTTTTGTCAATCTTGATATTGTTGTGCACAGCAACAGGTGCCTTCACGTCGCACGTCTTTTCAAACGCGGCCGCTTCATCTTCGCGAAATGATTTTATTGCATCTTCAGCTGATGGCAGATGAGAGTACTCTGCCGGCACGATGCCAATCACACCATCACAGTCTTCTATCGTCATATCTGGCTTGATATGACGAAAATTCCTAAAAGAAACAGGGACTCCAAGACTGAATGCAGTCTTCATGTCAGCCTTATCAGGCATTGATCCGCTGATAAAATACAGTATTTTAATTGATTTCATAAATTACCTTTTTAAAAAAAGGCGAGGTTTTTTGCCTCGCCAAATGTGTATTGATTACTTGACTTTGACAATCACTCCAGCTAGGTCTTTATGCGATGTTGCATATCGATCCCAATTTGTAGCAATCACAAGCGCGGCATCAGTTGGAGATTTTCCTCCAGATGTCTTGTCCCAAGCGAAGCCTTTTACGCCCACATTATAAGACCACTCGGCCTGATAAGTCCGCGTAATATTATCCGACCCATTCTTTGACTCTTCGTTGAAATCAAAATCGTTATTTTGATCGACAATGATTGCTCCGGGAACAAGTCCGAGAGCCGCGTAATAATCAACTCCGACGCCGCCAGCTTCGTCAAGGAAAAGGGCTGGAGAGTCAGTCATAATCAGCAGCTTGCCGAATGGATCCCTAATAACATTGATATTTCCGTAAGTGAAAAGATTGCCAGAGTTTGTGATATTTTTCGAATAAAGATCAAACATCGACTTAGAGTGCATAACCCACGCTGTAATCTGTGAAGACATATCCCCAAATTTGGCTTGACCCTTATTCAGGTTAGAAAAAGACATAGTGTCTTCCGGGGCAGATAATCCTGTTGCGTTATGCACAACCTCGGCAACACCTGACAGGGCAGCGTATGATGCGCCTAGCGCGACGTTGAGCATGTCTGCCATAGTTGCTATAGCCAGCTGCTGACCTAGTGCAGTGCCTGCAACCTCAGGGTTCATTTGGATCCATTTAAACTGGCCTGGATCCAGAGATACTGGCGGCGTTCCAGCTGCTACCTTAACCATCGTGTCAACGATGTGGGCCATCGATTTTCCTGAGACAGCTCCAGTCCCGTACGCATTCCTTCGACGGACCAGCCCTGAGATACTCGCAAAAAAAGCGACGTCTGAATAGTCGCCTTGATGCGCTGCGCTGCGCAAGGTGATTGCGCCACCCGTGGCGGCGTTAAACAGATCGACCTGCTGACGCAGAACTTCAGTCATAGACGAATATGCGTATTCAGAATATACAGCCAGATTAGATAATGCCATTTTTTAGTGCCCCTTTTAGTGTTCTGTTTTTGACGCTGTGATAAGGTCCGAGAGAACTTTAGGACTCATAGTCGCTAAGTTCAACGGTTTTACAGAGTCGGGAGCACTGCCCGCTGGACTTCTTGATGTGCTACCGGCACCGCCGGTAGCCTTGGATGCGAGTATAATCGCAGAAAAATCTTTATTTGCAACAAATTCAGCAGAAAGTGCATCGATGCTCATGCTTGAGAGTGAACCGTCGGCACCAAGAACTCGAGTAACCGGGGAGTCACCATCAAAATCGGCGGCAAGGCGGGCTTTGATATGAGGCAGCATAATCGCCGGGGCGCTAGAGATTTTGGACGCAATCTGCATCGCAACATTGTCAACAAGCTGACTCTTAGTATGAGACGTTAGCTTTCCGAGACGGTCTTCGTAGCTAGTCTTCTGATCATCGATTTTCTTCTGCCACGATTTTTCAAGAGTCTGTATATCACCTTTCTTACGGGCGTCATCACTGCCCAGAGCGTCAAGTTGTTCCTGTGCCGCTTTGAGCTTAGCCTCGGCGTCACGCCGTAGCTGTACCTCACGGTCCTTCGCCCGCTTCAGAGCTCCATTATCTTCATCTCCGTCAATGTCAAG